GTATTCATGTAAGGTTCTCCTACTTTCATACCTAATTCAACTGCATTACCATGTAATTGAAGTAAGTTAGTAGCGTTAACTAACATAATTAAGTTATCAATTTCACCGCCAGATTCTTTAATTTTCTTAACAGCGTCATTTACTAACCATAAATCTAATGGAGCATTTGTAGCACTTTGACCGCTACCACTTTGTGCTGATACAACGTTAGTAGTAATAGCAGCTAACATACCACGAGTTTTGTTGATAGTAGCGTCACTATTTGCTTCATTATATGTACCTTGAATGAAGGCTTTTTCAATACTTCTCTTGATTTTATCCATTTTTTGAGAAGTTTGGAAATCTAATTCATTAATTGGGTTAGCAACTTGTCCTGCAATATTTACACCACTTAATGTATTCATATTAGACTCTTTAGCATAACTAATTCCAATAGTTTCATGGAAAATTTGAGTTACGTTATATACTTGAGTTCTAGTTACATAAGTAGCTGTTGGAGCAGTTAGTGAAGCAGTTTCACTAATAGCAGGAATATCTCCTTCCTCACTAGTGTAATATTGTCCGCAAACGAACTTAACACTTTGTGTATATTTTACTCTTCCTGAAATTGAATTTAGGAATGGAGTATTTGTGTTTGCTTTGTTATATAGCAAACCACTATAGTTTGGTACTAAAAAACTTTGAACTGTACCTGTAGCCATTTTAATTCACCTCTCTTAATTATTTTTCCCTTAAGAGCGTGCCACTTTCCTTTTAAATATTATTAGAATTATGAGCTTCTTGATAGATTTGAGATATTAATTGAGTTTGAGCCAATGTATCTCTATCTTCAATAGCTTTTTGTAATTGTTGATTTAACATATCAACTTTGCTAATAGATGAAGAACCATCTGTACCCCCAATAGGTTTAGGAGTATCGTTTAGAAGTTTATTAGTTGTTTCAACTTTAGTAGTATCTTTAGTCTTATTTAAGATATTTATAAAACTGTTTGCTAATTTTATAGATTTATCGTAATCTTCACTTACGATATTAGATAAAGTTTCTTTTAACTCTGTGTCATCATCAGTTACATCAATTCCATTCTTAAGAAGTAATTTTTGTACTGCTAATTCACTTTTCTCTCTAGCATTAGATATTCTACTTTCTTCTAATTGTTTTCTTTCTTCTTCCATTCTCTCTTGATCCGTCATACTAGACTTTTTCAAACTATCTAATTCAGCTTGAATAGTTGCGTAATCAGTTTCAGTTTTTTGTAAACGTGAACTTACTTCGTTATATTTATCCTTAGGAATTACTAATTTAGCCAATTCCTTAGCGATAGCGTCTACTCTTTCTTCATTAGTAGCATAAGTTTCATCGTTTAACACTTGCTCAATAGCATTTTTCATTTTATCCCTTCCCACTCATAATGTTTTTATAGTTGTCACATCTCAACGACAGAGTGCCGTACATTTATGCTTTGCACGATAAGCAATTTTATATCTTAAACTTTTCAGTTTAATTCTATTTGGCTAATCGACTTAGATTTGAACTAAGACCATCGGTTTTGGAGACCGAGATTCTACCTTTAAACTATCGACTAATTTGGTTGCTGGCGTCAGATTTGCACTGCAACTTCGGGTTATGAGCCCAACGTGATAACTATTTCACTACGTCAGCGATATGGCTGGGAATGATAGGTTCGAACTACCAAACTCTAGGTTCAAAGCCTAGTGACTTTACCGATTTGTCTAATTCCCAATATAGAGGGCTTTATTTACCCTCTGCTGAAGATACTTCTCGAGATTCTTTGAGTTCGTTTTCCTCATCAAGAGTATTCTCGTCAGCCTTTTTATCATTTATCTCTTTGCTACTTTTTTCAACAAAGAGTTTGATCCAGTTTTCTACTCCTCCATAGAAGTCCATAGATTTTTTATAAACTTCATTTACATCACTATATAAATCACTAGTAGACATAGCAACATCTGGAGCAACACCTGCATTAATTTGATTCATTAAGCCTTGTGATTTAACTAAGAAGTTATCACTCTTATTTCTCTCAAATTTTTGATCTATATCTGCTAAAGATAAACAACTAATGTTACTATTAGGAGTTACTTTACATATTTCTAAGACCATTTTAATTTCTGCTTTAGCACAACGTTTGAAAGCCATTTCGTCTTGATTTGCTCTTTCATTCGCCATAGTCCAACCTTCACCGATCATTCTAGCTGTACCAGTATCTCCACCAGTATTCTTTTCGTTATTCTTAGGTACACCTACGATATTAAGTGCTGCATTGAATAATCTATCGTGTAAGATTTTAGTATTTACATGGTCTATATTGTTAGATAATAATTTTAAATCTGCTGGTCTGGATGGATCAGAAGAAGCTATCTTAACTGCTCCTAAGTCTAATAAACTTTCGTAATCTTCTTTGTCTATATCTTGGTTAACAAATACTAAAATACTTTGAATATATTGGTCTAGTCCATCTATCTCATCACTAGTTACTCTATTGATTTGATTTAATAAGTCCATTACTACTTCGATAATACCTAATCTAGACTTATTCAAATAATATTCAAATATAGGTATATCTTTTAATATATGTCTCTTCTTAAACTTAACTTCAAAAGGACTAGCAGCAAAATAACCTCTATTAAATTCAAAATATCTATCTTTTGTATATACACTACCTCTTATTTTATTATCGTTAATACCAACTGTATAAGTACAAGCAAATAACTTTTCATGAGGTAGCATACTAGAATATACAATAAACGTATTTTTACTATCTAAGTTTTCTATAGTAAATGGAATTTCATCGTTAGGAGTAGGAAGTACAATTCGATGAGCTATACCAGATATGTATAAACTCTCAGCAAGTTCCGTATCCTTACTAAATTTGTCATTTATTATCATATATTCGTTAAATGTATCAATTTCTTCAGAAGCACAGTCGCTTCTTACTACATATTGAATAGGTTTACCAAATACATAACTCTTTTTAAACTCAGTAATAAAATAAGCATTATTTTCTACTACTATGTTGTTAATATTAGGTCTTACTTCTTTAGTCTTACCTAATATTGGTTGATATCCCTTATAATATTTCTCTAAATAATCTATTTCTTCTGCGTTTTGTAAGTGTAATTGAAATACATCAGTTAATATTTTAGATATTGTCTTTGCATTCATATCACTTGCTTTATAATCAGCATAAATTATTTTTCTACCGAATAGTCTCCTCTCTTGAGGGGCTATATTAGTAATTTGTGTTTCATTTTGATTCATAACATCACCACCAGTTCCCCAATAAGAAAAGTGGGAACATAACATTTTACGGTTATGCTCCCGTGTAGCACAAGCAAACAAAAAGGGAAAAACTTGTTTGCTCGATTTACAAGTAACACATAACGTAAAAATATTCTATTTTTAACGTCTAAAAAGATAATACATATTTGCTTTTATTTCTAAAATATACGTCTTACTGCTTGTGGCTTAGATAAAATACTACGTCCTACTATGATTTCACTATTATACATAGCTGCTCCATCGGGACCATCATCAAACTTGTTAGGATAATCAAACGAATATTTAGTGATATTATCCATTAATCTACCTATATCCGTATTAGGTTTAACGATAGATTTGTCTTTAAAGATAATATTTCGTTGAATACCACCTAAATTATTCTTAATTCTCTCTTCTTTTTTCTTAGTATTGTATAATTCTATGATTTTACATAGGTTTTCCTTGCCTAAATCTTTTAATTTGCCATCAAGTAAAGGTTTCAAAGATACATCGATATTGTTTTCTATTACTAATGTCGTAATATTATTATTTATTATCTTGTAAACGATATCATCATACATTTCATCCATAGGCTTTTTAGTAAATAAACAGTCCCATAGATAATGTTTTCCCTTTCCATCAGGTTTACAAATAAACATATTAAGATTATCTTTTCCTTTTCTCTTAGTATCCATTACTGCCATACAATACGGCTCTAAATCTTCTGGTGGATCAATATAAGTTGTTAAGTTTTCCCATGCCATTTCACGTCCAGTTGGAGCTATAGGGTTTTGTTGATATACACAAGAGAAAAGAAAAGGATCTGTAGTTTCCTTTATTTGCTCGGCTACGTCTTGAGGATAAACTTCTTCACAAGTTGTTTTACCCTCACTATCTAGTAAAGGTACACGAATAACTATTGTGTCCTTATTACGCATAACATACGGGTTTTCAGTTTCCTTAAGTTCGTCTACCTTGTTTCTATCGTCTATAATTCGATTAAGAATATCCTCAGGAGTCCATTGAGTTCCAATAAATAAAAATTTACAACGTTCTCCATCACGTCTATTCCACCATTCAGTATTCCATTTATCATAAATTAATCTATGGGTAGACTCACTGTTAGCTTCCTCAGCACCCTTAGTCATATCATCAAAGATAATAGCAAAGTTAGCACGTTCACCAGTAGTACTACCCATACGTGTTCTACTAATTAAGTTACTTTTAGGAACGTTAGCATTCTTTATTTTCCAGTCAGATTCTTTTTCTACCTCAAATGGTTTACTATTAAATAATTTATATCTAGTAAACACATCACTAAAAGGAATGCTACATAAATATCCCTTAACAGTACGAGAAAAACCTAATACTAATTCCTCACTATAAGATAAACGTATAATCGAATTATCTATAGACAAACCATAAGCCCACGCATTCCATAATGTTGCTATGAACGATTTACCCGTACTCGGAGCGAAGGACGCTACTACATACTTTAAAGTAGGACTAAACGTTAATTCTTGAAGTGCGTCAACGTAGCATTTTAAAACATTTCTTCTAGTAGCATACACTTTTCTAGGTTGGTCCCATTCCATATAATCGATAAATGATTCAAAGTCACGTCTAGCAGCAAAAGCATAACTTCTACGATAATATTCGAAAAAGTCACCCATTAGATTAATATTACTTTTCTCTACTAGGTTATGAAGTATAGGAATAAGCCTGTTCTTACACGCCATACAAGCCCCTAATTCATCCTTCAAGTACCACATTTCTAGAAGATTTATAGCACTCTCACACCACGTTAATTTATCGGCTATCTTAAGTTTATTACTACGTAATGCAGATAAGACATCATTAAAGGTTTCCTCAGCCTCTAATTTAGGTTTCTTAATCTCTATATGATCTCCTACCTTTATCATGCCTACTCCTCAGGGAAATGAATAATAATAGTAGTGATATCCTTTGTAGAACTACGAATTAAGTCCTCTATTTCTTTATCTAAATTTTGCTTAACTTCTAAAGTACGTTCATTAGTATGATATTTAGCCACTATTATACCTTTCTCAGTAATAAGAACATTACGTAACTCTTTATCCTCGAAATAATCAGTTTCTAATTCTAAAGCACCACATACCATTCTTACAAATTTAGGTTTAGGTACTTCTTCGTTATTAAGTACTCTTTTAATAGTATCAACATAACTAGTACCTAATTTGCTAATTAAGAAGTCCGTAGTTAGTTTTTTTTCTTCTAAGACCTTCTTAAGCTCATCACCAATAGTTTGTCTAGGGTTTCGTTCTCCTACACAAATACCATCAGATAAAAGTGTTTCATTACCACTTTGACTAAAAATTAAAAATTTCATAACATCCTCCTAATATCTCTTAATTTTTTTATCAATTCCTTAAATTCTTTCTCTCCATCACTACTTAAAGGGTTAGATACCATCTTAAGTAACGTACCTTCCTCTAGTCCTAAAGCTACTTCCCATTTAGCTACTGCCTTAGGTCTTATTGCATGATACCCATTTAAGTAATTAGTTACATTAGTAACAGTAGTACGAGTATCTCCTAGCTTTTCCTCTACTCTATTTATTCTCTTAGTAAACTCCGTACGAGTCATTTTCTTCTTCTTAAGTATTAAGTCTACATATTCACCAACGTTTATCATATCGTTTCACTATCCTTATCGTTCTTTGTTTAGAATTAGCCATAGTTATATAACCTTTTTCTTGTAATCGAAGTACGATATTAAACGCACTACAGACAGTAGTACCTACCATATCCGCTATTTCTTTATAAGTAGGAGAATATTCGTGGTCTAAAATAAACTGGTCTATAAGGTCTAATACGATAGCCTGTTTACGAGTTAACTTAGGATAATCAATTAGATAATACTTCTTAACGTTCTCTAAGTTCTCTCTCATCCTCTTCTCCCAATACCCAATATAAAGTAGCTACTTCATCCTTCTGTTTTAATTTGTTATCTAATATGTATTTGATTCTATCTCTTATTTGTTGAGCAGAAGCCATATTGTCGTATTGATTCTCACGATAAAACTCCACTAACAACTTATAATTCGATACCGTTTCCCATAAAGGAGCAGTAGACACATACTCTAATTTTTTATATTTATCATCGACATATCTTCTCATTTTTCCTCCCGATATTCACTCATTTTAAACATATCTAAAGTATCATTATTAATATCCTTGCTACAATTTGCTAAGTAAGGATCAAATACATAAGCATATTTCCCACCTAACTTTATTCTCTTAACTATACCTAGTTCCATAAGACTCTTAAATTGTCTCTTACAAGTAGATAAACTAATACCAGTTACACGAGATAAGTTAGTAGGGTTTAATAACTTCCCATTAGAATAAGCAAGTATATTACTAAAATAACTAATATATTTCGTTAAAGTTATAACTAGCGGATACTTCCACGATATTTTATCCATATACTTTCTATTTATCTTAGAAAAGTTAATCTTAACCTCAGTGCGATTATTCTTCTTTTCATCATACGCTATCTGAGTATTTCTTTTGATTAACCTATCTCCATCTTCAGCAATAATTATCCTAGAACTATCTCCTATTTCACGTATCTTACTAGTATCTCCAGATACTTCACTTATTACTTCTCCATCTTTATTCACTATATAATAGGTTTCTTTTTCCATTTCCCACCTACTTTGTATTAAATTTAGTATCACTAGAGACACTAAACGTCATTTTCTAGTATCATTCGTGACACTTTCGTAATGTACTCGTAAACCCATGCTATATATAGTTAAAATTACTATTTTTAGGGTTTTTATCTCTCTTCTTCTTGATTAGTTAATATACCCTTCTATTTACTGTATATACTAACTCTTACTCTCATTTCACTTTCAACTTCACTTTTTTTATAAAAAGTTCGTTACGCTAAGCTCCACTACCACCACCTTCCTATATATCCCACTCTTTCTCTGGATCTTACTTGGAAGAGGTCTTTTTGTTTGTTATGTAGGTGTATGGGGGTAAAAAGATGGGGGTTATATAGGTATATAAGGGGGTGGGGTGTCATATAAACGTTCGTTTTTATGATAATAAATCGTTATATAATAACAAATAAATGATATTTAAACACAATAAAAAAAGTATCTAAATGAAAGATACTTTTTATAATTTTTTCAATAAAAAACTAAATTGTTTTTGAATTGAAATAGAAACAAAATGTTTTGTTAAATATTATCTAAATAAAAAAAGAAATAAATAAAATAAAAAAGCAAAAAAAGAAATTAAAAGAAATAGAAATAAAAGAAAAATAAAACGATAGTATAAGATAAAAAATGCTATCTAGATCTAAAATAAAAGACTAGTAAATATAACAAATAACTATAACATAATTAACTTACATTTATGATAATAGAATGTTGTAATTATTGTATATAAATTATCACAAAAGTATTTACTTTTATGATAAAATATGATAATATATATATTGAAAAGAAAGGAAGTAAAAGAAAAGATAAAAAGAATAAAAAAAATACGTTGTGAAACGAAAGAATCACAACGCAAACAAAAATAATATATAAAGTTAAGAGAACTTTATATGAGAACATTATACAACAAAAATAATAAAAAGTAAAGTTAAGAGAAAGGAAGTGTATTATGTTGAATAATATAATGTTAGTAGGTCGTTTATCAAACGATTTAGAAATAGTAAAAGAAGGAGAAAAAGAAAAAGTAAAACTTACTCTAGCAGTAAATAGAGCATTTAAGAATGAAGAAGGTATCTATGAAACTGATTTCATAGACTGCGTATTATGGAACACACTAGCTAGTAATGTAGTAGAATACTGCAAGAAAGGTGATGTTGTAGGAGTTCGTGGAAGACTAGAAAGTAAGATAAATGAAGAAACGAACTTAAAAGAAATCGTTGTTGTAGTAGATAAATTAACATTTCTAAGTAGTAAGAAAGTTGAGGATGAGGAAGAGTAATCTTCCTTTCCTTATTACTTATTTGAGGTATTAATATGGAAGATAGTTATATAAGAGATTATCAAGTAAACTTACTAGAAAATACTTACAATGATGATTTAGAGAGATTAAAGGCTATTACTTACGGACTAGAATATATATTAAATAGTCTGGAGTATAATCAAGAAAATGATGATGATATATATACATATAATAGATTAACTACTTGTTATTTAACTATGCAAGAGATAATTAAGGAGAGTGATAAAAATGAGTACTAGAAGTTATATTGCTATTGAAAAGAAAGATAAATCTATTGAGAGAATATATTGCCATTGGGATGGTTATTTAGAATATAATGGAAGAATATTAAACGATTATTATAGAGATATTGATAAAATACAAAAACTAATTAATTTAGGTGATATATCTTCGTTAGGTGAAGAAGTAGAGCCTACGGGAGAACACAGTTTTGAGAACCCACAAGAGAGAGTTACAGTTGCTTATGGACGTGATAGAGGTGAAGAAAACACTAAAAAACAAGTATTTAAGAATTATGAAGAGTTCATTAATGGACTAGAAAATACTTGGTGTGAATACCTATATTTATTCAAGGAAAGTGAAAATAAATGGTATTATAGTGAGATACCTTATAACGATTATAAAAATATACAATTAAAAGATTTAAGTGATTCAATAAAGAATCTTCCCTCTAATTAGGGGGGACATCTTTTCTAGAATGATAAAATAAGAGTGAGGGTATATATTAGAGGGTTAGAGGGGTAACACCTTCTTCCCTATCACTCTATATCATGCTATAATATATTATAATTAAATGGAGGTATTATGAAAGAAGAAAATAATATAATAAAAGTAAGCAAAGATGATATTAAATTACTATTAGATGATTTAACTAAAAATATTGATGATTATTGCGGAGATTATGGGACTTTAGAAAGTAGACTTGAGGAAACATTACGCAAGATATTAAACTTATTAAAAATAATGAACGGAGAAGAAGATAACGGGGAGTTATCTATATTAAAAATTTTTAAAGATAGATAGAGGGAGGATATTATGAATTATTGTTATTTACGTATTTCGACAGATAAACAAGAATTAGATAGACAAGATCAAATTTTTAAAGATAGAGGGTTTATAGATGGTGTTAATAGTAAATTCTTTAGAGAAACTTTCACAGGAACGAAAATAGCAAGACCTATATTTTCTCAAATGTTAGAAGAAATGAGGGAGGGTGATACCCTTGTAGTTGAATCTTTATCTAGATTATCACGTGGAGGTGTTATTCGTACTCTAGATTTAATTACGGACTTAGTACAAAATAAGAAAATTAATATTACTATCTTCAAGGAAGGTTTTAACTTAGTTGCTGGTGAAAAGCCTAACTCTACTACTTCTCTTCTTCTTGGTATATTCTCGGTTTTAGGACAATTTGAGAGAGACTTATTAAGTGAGAGAACTAAGGAAGGGCTAAGGGCTACTAGGGAGAGGGGTACTACTATGGGTAGACCATTACTAGAAAACTCTGGAGAAAAAAACTTTATTCGTGTACTTGAATATATGGTTGAAAATAATGTAGGTCAAGTAAAGGCTTGTTATTATTGTGATGTACCTAGTATGTCTTTTCAAAACTATATAAAGAAAATGTATACTAAATACGATACTAAAGATTATCGTAAACTCTTAACTTTAATTAAGAAAGATATAGAAAAAGAAGTTGAATAATGCTTCTTTTTTTTATACAATTAAATTAGAGGGAGGGAGTATGTCTAGAAAGGGTGTAATATTTGCAACTATTTTATTGTGTTTTTTAGTGTTGGTTGGTTGCTCTAATGATCCATTAAAAACATATAAAGATTCTGCTATCGAAACCTTAGAAGATTATCGTGTGGCTAAAATATCTTATAAAGAAGCTAGTAATAAACTCGATAGTCTTTCGGATAGGTTAAAAAATATAGATGGTGACGAAGATACACAATTAGACGCTAGTTTATTAAGTTCTACACTAAAAACAATATCTTTAAGATTATCCTATAGTAACATTAAGGGTGAGCCAACTGCAAAAGATATTGATGAATGGATAAAAAAAATAAAGAGTATTAAATAATACTCTTTTATTATGGCGTAAAAACGCCATATAACGAATAAACTAGTTAGATAGTATAAATACCCTTCCTAATAAAATGAGAGGAGGAGGGAGGGTGTCTATGCCTTTCTATCTAGTTCTTTTATTCTTAGCGAATGTTTACTCTTATTATCTGGATCAACTACAGTTGCATTAGGTTTGCCTCCAGAGGGTACACCTACTCTAATACGTTGTCCGTCTTTTAATTCTTCATTAGTTCGATAATAATATACTTTGTCCTGTGTTCTTTTAGATTTAGTATCTATTGTTACACCTACTATCTTACTCATTAGCTATTCTCCTTTAACTCATTTAATTTATCTAAAGTATAACTATAAGCATTATTTACACCTATGTTATAGTCAGTTAAATCATAATCATCTTTTTCAATATTAATTTTTAAAAACTTTTCTAATTCATTTATGATATTATTTAATCTTTTGTTTTCATTTTGTAAATCTTCAATTTCTTTCTTAATATATTCTCCTACACTATATTCACATATTATATTTCTATTATTCTTTGTTTCTTCACTAGAATAAGCATATATTTTATTTGATATTGGTGTTTCTTCTTTTCTAAAACTTATCACTCTTTATCACCTGCAACTCTTTCTAACCATTTACTATCTACTTTTTCATTTTCTAATTGCTCTATAAAATTAGTTAGTTCATAATATTCTTTAACTTCACATTCTTTTTTTATTGCTCTTAATATTAAATTTAATCTTTCTATTTCTTTGTCTTGTTTTTCTAGTTCTTCATTTCTTTCAACAACAAGTTTTTCTAATTGATTTATTAATTCATTTTTATCAATTGTCATTCTTTATCACTACCTTTTAGAATATCTAATAATTTATCTATTCCTGTGTATTCTTTATAAGTATAAACATAATTGCCGTTTATATCTTCATCTTCACTTTCTATTTCTAATAAATAAGGTATTTCATTTTCTATATATTCTATTGCTTTGTTTATTCTATCTTGTAATTCTTCTTTTTCATCTAGTAAATCATTAATTCCATTTGCTATTGCTTCTGAACTTATTGAATATTTAGGTTTTTCCATCACTCTTTATCACTACCTTTGTATTTTTTTATTTCAATTCCTAATAATCTTAATATAAATCTTTGAATAAAATTCATTTTAATACAGTTTATATGAATATCCATACCTTCTATATCTATACATACTCTATATGAAGGTATTTCTAAAATGTTTATATCTTCTTTTGTTCTCTTCTTTGTAATCATTATTCTTCCTCATTAGCAAATTTCCACTTGTATCCATTAGCGGTATAGTGGTGGGGTACTTGCTTACAAATTTCAACTATTGCTGTCCTACAAGTTCCAGTTTCTTTTTCGGCTTCCGTTATTGTCCCCCACGTTTTTATATAATTTCCTTCTATATCATATTGATTTACTGGGGTAGCTGAATAATGATCTATTCCTCTTTTTGCGTGTAATAAGTTGTGTTTAACTGCGTGTTGCATATTTTCGCTACGAGTTACCCATTCTAAATTCTCAATGCTATTGTTATGTTTATTACCGTCTTTATGATTCACTTGAGGAAGATTATCAGGGTTAGGTATGAATGCCTCCGCTACTAATCTATGAATGTATTTCTTTTTTGTTTTATATTCTTTGCTTAATTTTGTATATATGTACGTTCCATTTGTAACATTTTTTAATTCCCTACCAATTTTTAAAACTTTATCATTGTTTTTTATGGCAGAATTTACATACCTATCTAAACTACGTACGTTACCCAAATTACTTACTTGATAATAACCTTCATATCCTTTTATATCTTTCCATATCTCATTTTCGTTCATCATAATCTGCCTCTATAATATTATCTTTTTTTAAACTTTCTAACTTTGCTTTAATGTCATCAATGTTTTCGACCTTTTTGTGTTCTATCACTATAGGTTGTGTGATTTCATTTTTTCCCATCGCTTTTTGTAAATATATACTAGATATTTCTTTTAATTCGCCAGTTAGAGAGCCAGTAGCTAGTACACCTAATAAATAAGAATGTATATATTCCATCGTATCCCTACGTTCTGGATCAACTAGATAATTATTATATGTTGCTCTACTTATTCCCATAAAAGCCGTAAATGATTCTATCGTAGGGGGAAAATCTTTTACATCATTAATCTTATTTATCATTTCTAAATATAAATCAAAGCCAATACGCAACTCTTGAGGAGTATAAGATATATTTCCTGCATAAAAGTTATCTAATGTACTCGCTTTAGCTATCATACTCATTATTTGTATGTTATTAGTATTTTTATTTACGTCTATTTTATTTAAAATTAGCTCCGTAAGTTCTTTAACTTTGTTTTGTAAAGAAGGAAGTAATAATTCTCGAGCTTCTTCCTGAAGTTTCTTAATAGTCTTTTGCTTATTTACTTCTTCCCTATCTTCTCTATTCGCTTTATTCCTAAGACGTAGTGTTGTTGATTCTTTAGTTTGTTTCTTTCCCATTAGTACCTCCTTCTCATAAAGTGAACATAATCATCATCGGTATATAAACTGTAAGGATCTCTTTCCATCTCTTTCCAGTTATCGTCTAATTTTTCGTGGTCCCGTGGGGTTCCCGTTTGAAAATCGCTAAACTCCCACATATCTTTTTCTAACATTTTATAATACATTCTTTCGCTACATCTACACTTAACGTAAAAAAGCCAAATAATGTAATCGTCAAAAAAAGAAAAAGTTTTATTATGTTTTCTATTCACAAAATTAATAAATTTAGTATCAAATTTACTTATATATCCCATTTTTACCTCTTAAGGAGCAATTAGGGAGGATGGGGTGGACACCTCCCTAACGTCTCCAATTTATCATTATGTTAACTTTTATTTCACTATCATTTCATTAGCTTTTTCAAGTTGTTATAATATCGCCATATACTAGATTCACTAGAGGGCTTAATGTTGTTGTAATAATTCTCGTTAACTACTTCCTCTACTGCTCTACTAACATTCTTTCCATCTAATAACTTTGTATATAGTTTCCTATATGTATCGTTACCAGATATTTGCTCTAATAAGTTTTTGTGTTTAATCTTAAAATCTTTTTTATAGTCAATTTCCCGATTTAATAGTTCTTTTATAGATACGGAGTCTGCTTTGTCTACTAGTCTAGTAAGTAATTGTATTTCCATATCTACACTATTTATGTACTCCTTATCCATTGTTTCTCCTTAATCTTGCATTTGTTTAGCAACATCTACCATCTTAAACATATCTTTAATACCGTGTAAGATAAACTTCCTACTCTTACCGCTTTGTGTTGCTATCTGGTCTATCATACAAGCCAACTTAAACATTAC